TTATTTGCCGTTAAAACAGAATAACCTACACTTGGCGTTGCATATAAAAACAAACTTGGGATATTGTTAGAAACAGTGATATAACTTTTCTTTAAAACAACGCCTTGCGCTCCCAAATTTGTGACTACTCTTAATTTAATATCAAAAGTACCTTCGCTTACAAAAGTATGTGTGGGGTTTTTCTCAAGACTCGTTCCACCATCACCAAAATCCCAGAAAAATTTATTAGCAATAATATTACTGAAATTTTGGAATTTAACCGTTAAAGGTGCCGATCCATTTAAAGGATAACCCCTAAAAAGAGGCTTAGGTGATAAAAACTTAATTTCTTGTTGCTTCAGAATATTATTAAGTGAACCGCTTGCTGGACTTTCTACCGTTCCTAATGTGTTTTCTATTTTTATAACAGCATCTTTAATGCTATTATGATGATCCGCAAACACACCTCCTATTATTTGAGCACCAACTGCCCAGTTTGTTTGCCTAGATCCTGCAAAACCACGAACTAAATTGCTAAATGTTTGATTTGTTTTTCTTTCGTAATAAACATATTCAGGAAAAGTTGCATACTTATCTTCCAGATTTATTCTCAAAACTCCTTTATCAGGGAAAGCAGTAGCATCTTCCGCTATGATTAAATCAGATCCGTAATTTAAAGCTTGAGTTAATACTGTTTCGCTGTTATTTTTTGCAAAATAAAGGGTTTCGTAGCTATCAATAGCTTCTGGGAATATGGATAAATCTCCAGCGATATACCCTAAATCATAACTACTGAGTTTGCTGACCATTTACCAGAAGACCTTTCCTTTTATTCACTAGATCTAGAAAATTGCTTTTTAATTTGCTAGAATTATCCAGTTGTAATATTGATCGGACCAATTCTTTATTTACAGGGTTTCCAAGTAAAAAATCCAAATTTAATTCATTAGAAAATTTATTTTCAAAATATTCAAATTGCGCTGCATCATCAGTCCATTTTTTTATCTCATGTTTTGCTTCTATTTTGCTAAAAATATCCAATAATTTTTCACATTCGTCTTTATAATTTTTTTTATTTTCCAACAATTTGTTGTGATTTATTTCTAAGTTTTTTAAACTTCTTTCTAACTTTCTCACCAAGAATGGTGTTTTTTTTGTGTTCTTTTCCTTTTCCTCTTCAATTTCTATTTTTTTTATCTCAATATCATCAAGAACATTTTCTATTTCCATTTCCAAATTACCAAGACTTTCATATCTTGTTTTAAGCTCACGAACGCATTGCCACGCTTGTGCGCTAGGACTTAGTTCTTTTCCAACAATAAATTTTTCTATTTGAAAATCACTATGCCTGTTAACAACAAGGTCTTTGTCAAGTATTTCTTTTATTTTATTTAACATATATTAGAATAGTAATGTTAATCAAGAGGCAAATCAAAGTCTATTCTAATTATGTCGTTTGCAGTTATTGCGTTATCTAAAACAAATCCTGTTCTACTATCGTTTTCTGTGTATCCATTCAATTTATAAGAGCTTGTTGCCAAAGGAGTAGGAACATAAATCAAAGAACCATCACTATAAATTCTAACACCATTGATATAAACTCTTAAAGATCCAATTTCATAAGGAACATTTAGACCTGTAATATAGTTTAAATAGTCTGGAGTTAAGTTTGCAGATTGTGGTTCTACACCATAGAAATGCCTATGAGCATTTTGCAAACCAACAGCAACTTCTGCGGTAATAATGTTCGGTTCGATAACATTAAAGCTAATTGTAGTAGAGTTTTTAAAAACTACAGATCCGCTATTAAAGAAAGCTACTTGACTTATTTGATCAACTTGAATCGTGACATTTGTCGCTTCATCAGAGATAAGAGCTAATTTTTCACGCTCAGATAACAACATTCTAACATAATCTAAGCCATCATAAGATCCGTCAGCGTGAGAACCTATATTGTGTAAAGCTTCATTGATTTTTGTGGTTTTTAAATTACCATTTGGTTCCAAAGATTGATCTAATCTTGCAGCCAATGTGCCAGCTGTTCCAATTGCTGATTCTAAAATAGATGTATTAGTATCAACAGCACTATTAATGATCTCGTCTCTTTGAACAAGAGCATTGATTGGAAGATTATCAACTTGATAAAAATATGGCTGTAATGGTTGATAACTTGGAACAGCAATTATACTAATATCTGGCATGGTAAAATATTTAGTCTAAATCACAGTAAATTTACTCGCCAGTTCCAAATAATTTGAATATCAGATGTTTTTGACAAAGGCGCAAAGGTTGCCATTGAATATAAAATGTCATTATTTAACACTAAAGCCATTTCTGACAGATCATATCCATTAGCATCATCAAACCCAAGAACAGACGTAAAAGTTACTTGTGTAGTGTTAGTTGCATCAATACTGGCAACAACAGGCTTACTTGCCCTAGTCAATCCAAACAAACCAGTTCTATCTGCATCAACATATCTTGGAGTTCCACCATCAACTCCACCATCACCAAAAATCATTCTTGAAATATATTGCTGATAGCTAGCACCAATTTTATTTGCTAAAACCTTTACTAATTCCGCTCTTCCACCCACAAGAACAGCGTTTTTGAAATCAATGACACTTTCTTCGCCATTTTTATTGGTAATTTTAACAGTCACATGACCATAGCATTTCGATGTATCGTTCATATTTTTCCTTCAACCTGTTTATTATCTTTAGTTATAATAGTGTAACCAATACTTTCTTCTTGTATTGATACTGACTTTGGTCCATTGGTCAAATCAGCCATTGCCATAGGAGAAGCATTACTTGTTTGATAAGTAATCAAATCATTGTTTGACCTATCAATAAACGGGAAATCATTGCCTAAAATAGTCACAGAATTCTCCACATATTGAATTAATTCATAACCAACAGAAGTGCCACCACTTAAAATCGTACCCCAGTCTTCAAATCTTCCAGAAATATACAAATAATCCGTTCCACTAATATTTACTTCAGAAACTATTGAATAAAAATATGTAGAATTTATTTTTATTAAATAATTTTCTTTAAAAGTACTATCACGCAAAGCATTAGGATCATTTGGATCTGTAAATAATGGGAATGTCAAAGGTTTAGTAATAAGCATCTTTGCGTAATTCAAATTGCCTGTATTATAAACAAGCCTTTGCAAAACTTTTCCACTTATTCCTGCCTGATCGCCACCATCGTATCCATCAATATAAAACTGATTGTCTACTTCTGGATATCCATCAATATAATATTGCGCCAAAGAAGAATCAAAGTAAAAATAATTGTTTTGGCTAAAAGCAAAATATGTTTGTATATTGTCGATTCCTGATCCTGAATCTACAACAACTCTGCCTCTTTTTTCAACATCATAAATTCCTTCAACCGATTCGACAATTATATTGCCATTTTGGTCTAAAATCTTATAACTTAATCCAGTGATCGACGTGTTGCTCAATGTACCATCATCAACCAAAATTAACTTATTATTAAATGTATTGGCAATTTCGTATTCAAGTCCTGTTGAAACTATTTCAACTTTCCAAGCTGCTATCGCATTTCCATTGTTAACATCATGAACTGTCTTAATCGGATAATACAAATAATCAACAGAACTGTCTGATATAGAAAAAACATTGTCTTGATAAACATCAAAATTTGTGTCTGCAAGAGTAACATTTGATAATATAAAAGTAAAATCTGTTTGGTTAAGAGGCTCAGTTATAGTTCCTAAAACTTCAACAATATTGCCTGTTGCATTTTGAACAGTATAATTACCACTATTAGCATGAGGAGATAAAATTTGCAAAAAAGTATTAGCTGGGTTATCAGTAATGCCTATTGCTTCTAAATTCTGGAAAGAACAAAACAATACAATATTTCGATTAAATCCTGTTGTAGTTCCAGATTCAATGCTAGTTGAACTTGCTAAAGCATTTCTTAAAACAGGCGTAATTATGTCAGAATAAGGATTAATGTTTCTTTTGAAAACATCGCTTATTTCACCACTGATAAGAAACTCACTACCATTGTATTTTATAAGTATCTGCCAACTTTCTTCTGCTGGCAACATATAATCTTGCAAATAACCATTGAATTGCAATGTATGCAAAATCGCATGGAAAGGAATGTATTCAGCAATAATTTCCTGTGCTTCAGTCAATCTAATGTTTGATAAATCTTGTATTGTCAATTCTACGTTAAATCTAGAGCTAATCGTATTACGACAAGGCTCAACAAAGTTTTTGTCTATATCTTTTGGATTGTAACTGTCTCTTAACGATCCATTATACTCATCCATGTTATAAGCTTGTTCAGAATAAGGAAATTCTGTTCTGATTTTGCCAAAAATAACAGGATCATAAAATGGATTTTTTACATTTATAATCATGTCAAACAAAGGATCTGCTTCTTCAATTACATGAGTATTCCAGTCCTTTTTAGGATATTCTATGTATCTTGTATTCCTAGTGTCAGCTAAAGGTAATGATAGAATGTAATTATGAATTTGAATGGCTTCATAATTTGGAAATTCTTTAATTTGATAGTTGATTTTTAAAATTGATCCTAAAGTGAGTGGATCACCTACATATTTCATGTAAGAAACACCACTTGATGTATAAATTTCTATATTGCTCAAACTTACTGAATCATATGACCCAATTACAATGTTTTCACCAACTACAGTAGCATAAGCAATTTCTAAATCAAAATAATTGTTATTAACATCAAGGCTAACTTTTTCTAATTGGAAAATGTTATCGCCAAGGTATGAAAAACTTTCTGTAAACGAATATTCTGTTCCTACCTGCCAAAGCTGAATAAATTTGTTTAAAACAATTCCAGCATCATTTAAAGCTTCTTCTAAAGCTTTCATTGTTCCTTTGCGCTTGTTTAATGGGACAGCTTTCTTTATTTGCTTGCGCCATCTAGTTGGATCAGTACTTCTTAACTTCAAATTAAACAAATTAGCCAAATAAACTAACAATTGTTCTTGTAAAACATTTGCATCTAATAAATCAATTATTTGATTTACAAGATTCTCTATGTCTCTGAAACCAGTATTAAGAGCTTGGTTAAGTTTGTCTAGAATTTCAGATGTTTTATCATTTTCTGAATAAGTGCTCTTATACATTTCAGGAAGATATCTTGTAAGCAAATCGTAATATTTATTTTCAGGTGTTCTATGTGTCGGATTGCTTGTATAAGAAGCAATGTCGCTTGCTAGGTAAAAGCCTAAATGAGCACTAATAGTGTCGCCAGATGGATTAGGTTTCCATTTATAGCAAATGAAGTAATCACCTTCTCTTACACCTAAAGCATCCCAATAAAAAGAAAATCTTCCATAAGCAAATTCTTCATTAGCAATTTTTTGAATTGGAGAATCTATGTTTGGTTGACCTCTTACCCACAAAGGTTCAGTAGCACTACCTCGCTGATAAACAATGTTTGAACTTTGATAATAAAATGTATTTGTAACAATTGTTGATTGCCAATCCGCAAGAGCATTGTTTGCTAACCTAATATTTTCCTCATTTGGATCATTGCAGGCTATATTTTTTAACGCATAATATCTTGCTTCTAAATTTGTTTGAGAAGTTTGATTGTCATATTCTTGTATGTTTGCAGAAGCATAACTTCTTTCAATGAAATAAATCGTAATGGTTTCTATCAAATAAGGATCTTCGAAATAACACTTATTTGCATCTGGAGTCAAAAATATAAATTCGACTCTATCGTTGACTTTCGGATTATCAGTATAAAATTTATTCATAGGTGAAACTTACTGCTATGCTTTCTGGTCTAATTATTTCAAAATATCTAGCTCTAACAACTTTCCCGCTATTATCAGGATCGTTAGTTGTGAAATAAATATCGTATCGACTAGGTTGTTGCATATCAGACAAAGCCTTGATAATATCAACATCCCTTAAATTTTGTTCATAATCCCAGTTGTTGATTGAAAAGAAATTTTCTATTCTTGAAGAAATATTAAATTTAATTTCATCTTCAAACTTTTTGTAATATTTATCCATTACAACATTTACAGAAATATTTGATAGAATTATTTCTCCATCCAAAATGCTCAGATAATCTGTCATCATTTTGCTTGAATTCATATATTCTGTAAATTCATACTTGAATTGACTCGAAGCTTTCGCTAAATCCAAATTGTTCACTTTGGCTAAAATATACAATTCAATTATATTAGAACTACAACCAGAATGCCTTAATACAGCATTCGCTTTGCCCATAACACCATTGTAAGGCGTTTTAAACAAATTTGCATAATTTTTATAATCACTACCAGAAACACATCGGTTTTGTGATTGATTGTAAATAGGAAGTTTATATCTTATATCTTCAATTGTGTCGCCAGCATATCCAAATTCACCTTTTGTGTAATTTGTTAAGTTGACAACTGAACTGAAAATTTCACCCGGAATAGGCACTAAGGTTTGCGTGTTAACAAAGTTACTTACGATGTTACCAGCAGGACCACCACCAACTCTGTAAACAACTTGAATCGTTGAACCGGTAGGAGGTATGTAGCCTGCTCTATTGTTGCCGAATATAATGTAAACTGAATAATCAGAATTATATTCTATGCGATATTCTCTTCTTGGTGCTGATTCTGTGAAGAACTTAACTTGATCCCACTTTACACCATCAACACTGACACGAATAGAATCAAGCAAAACAGGGCTATAACTTAAAAGATATGCTTGATCAGTGCCGCCAACAGCATTGTAAATATCACTGTAAGTTCTTCCTTCTATACCAACAATGTTACTGTTGATAAGTGTCCCAGCTGTAATATAAATGTTTTCATCATATATTGGTCTGTTTAAGGAATCAGATGGGAAAAGTTCTATCGTTGTTGTTACGTTGTTATTGACTATATCGACTGGAAAAGGTGCTGGTATTTCTAAATCTACATTGTATGTGTTTTGAACTCTTGCAGACCACAAGCTTTTTCCAGCAATAGGTGGTTGTGGATCAAAACCAACCAAACGAGCCAATCTAAGAGCATCTTCCAGTTCTGTTACAGTGTCAATAAACACTTCATTTGCTATTTGATCTGTTTTGAATGATAATGTGTCAGCAATAAATGCCCAGTTTTCTATCAACATTATACCTAATGAAGATTCAACAAAATCATTAAATTCAGTACCAAATTTTTCTTTAATGTATGAAACCAAACGAGCTTTCATAGACCAAAAGTCTTGATTGGTGTAATTAAGCGAAAAGATTTGAGGTCTGCTGGTATTTGCGCCTAATTTATACGGTGTCAAATCAAATGGACATTTTTCCAAATTAGCCCCCTTCAAACGGTATTGCCAAAACTAAATTTTCAACAATATTTATTTGCTCTGGATTTATATAGTTAATTCGCACCAAGACTCCATTCTGATTTGTTGAAGTTACGCCTCCATTTGTTTCAGACAAATTAGTCACTGTGATGGATTTAACTGTAATTCTTGGTTCCCATGTAGCTATAGCATCTGTTATAGCAATAGATATTTCATTTCTTGTCGTCTCTGTATTAGGCTCATAAAAAAATTTGCGCAAAGGAGTACCAAACTGAGACAACATGACCCTGTCACCCGGATTTGTCAAAATTAATTGAATCAAATCACTTTTTATATTCTTGGCTCCTATTTGACTATAGAAAAATCCTAAAGGATTTTTAGTAACAGGAAATGGAAAACCTTTCAAATCAGCCATTTATTCTCCTTTTTACGCCCCTTCTAATGGTAATCCACCAGAACACAAGTCTTCTCCCGGTTGACAGTTAGCCGCTGCTATATTTAGATTGCCAAGACCAATAGATGAACCCGCATTGCTACAAGACGCATAAACTCTATCACTTGCTCTAATACAACCATTTGGCATCAAAACCAAAATAGGAAATACGCCGGGAACGCATTCTCCCTCATTTGCAGCAGTATTTTGATTAGTTGCTTGATCTAACTCTGGTCTTAATAGATTTTCTGGTGGACTTGGGTCTGTTTCTGTGCCACCTTCATCATTTGGCGGTGGCGGTGGAGGATAATCTCTACCAGCCAATAGAAATATTTTTTCATCTACCTTCACAATATGATTGCCTCTTCCTATCTGGAAAAAATTATTTTCTGTATAATCAAGTCTATTCGTTTTGGTATAAACAATTTTATGACCTTCTATCAATTCCAAAGTATTTTCTGTCGCATATAAAAACAAATTACCACCAGATCTTATTTGAATATATCCAGATTCTTCTACATCTGGATATCCCTCTTGTAATTGTATTATATGAGGTCTGCTACCATTTTCAACACTTTTTTGTGGTGCTATTATGTCTATAGATTGCCCTTGAGTTGTTTTTTGACTTGGACTATCATTCAAAGTTATTTGCAAACCATATCCTGTCCTAAGTTGCATATAAGCAGAATTTGCATTAGGCAAAGGACTGGCACCCTCAGTTCTACAAATATAATCTCTTTTGTTTCCTTCATCAGACATAACAAATTGATGATTACTCGTTGAAACCATCCTAATACCTTGTTGAGCAGATGCTCTTCCATCGCAACTAGGTCCATCAACAGCATCACATAAAAATATTTGATTTCCAAGGGCGCTTTTCAATTTAATTCCATTGTCTTCACCACGAACCTGTTCATTGCCTCCATCCACTCTTTCCGCATCATTCATTTCTATGCTATGACCAGTTGTTGATTTCCAATAAGTTCTACCGACAAATATATTATCACAACCAAAATCAAAAGGCTGAGTGCTCTTGTTCCACTCCATATTACCTCTTGGCTGATTCACTGAATCATCCATGACAAATGTATGACCTGAAATAGAAAGTATTTGAATGCCAGTTTGAGGCAAATCACATTTGTTGTTTTGTGGTGTTTCAGGTCCACGATATGGTCTACATTCACTTTCTTGTTTGAAAAAAGGATTTCGTCCAATTTGTGATTCTCTAAATTGTGTTTCAGGCTCACCACCTATAATATTTCTTGCAGAATCGCATGTTGTATTTTCGCTAATAACATTGCTTGTTGGTATGGATGCAGTAGTTCCAGATAAGTTCAAAGATATTTGGTTGTTTGTTGCACTGCTTATGTTATAAACTGGAGGATTAGGAACGCCCACAACACAGCTAGTATCTCCATCTTTCTGCTTTCCAACACATGATGGATGCGCCCATTGACCACAATAATGCAAATGATCATCCTTGAATATCATCCAGTTACCATTACCGCTCATAATCTCAACACGTTTCCACTTTCTATTACACTTAGGATCTCCATCCACCATCTTCATCATATGTTTTTCTGGAGTTTTAAATCCATAAATATTAGGATAGGTGGCTCTTGCTTGAATAGTTGGATCTTGACTTAATTGCTCAATAGAATCTAAATCATATCCGTTATAAGATTCTGTATTCCAAGGAGGAAATACTTGAGATCCATCATTAGGACCACAAAGATATCCATTTCTTCGTCCAGCATACAAGTTGTTATATTCGTCAATAGGAACATTGAAGTAATTCAATGCTCCGGGTCCACGTTCTCTACACCATGTAGTACCTAAATAATAAGCTGCACCATTGCTTCCACCTTCAAACGCAATTATTACCGTTGATCCAGCTGGAGGAACCCAGTTAGAACCACTATCATCAAATCCTCCTAAATTAGACACAGGTAGCGCCCAAGGAAGAGAAGCAACTTCACTAGTAGGATCATCAAAAATTGGCGAAAACCATTGAATTCTATTTTGCTTCCAAACATCCATCGTGCTTATGCATATTGCCGAATAAACACCAAATTTTGTTATAGGTTGCTTGATTCTAGGATCACGGATTTGCTTTGTAGCTGCATTGATATCATTAACCAAATTCTCTAAATTCTTTATTCTATCATTCAATGAATCTACAACAGAAGATCCTTTTTGCCTTGACGATCTAGATTTGCGCATTTTATCCTCTTAGTAGCGGGTTGTTCGACGTATAAACTTGAGCAATTTTCAATGTAGTTCTCCAAGAGCCATTGCTTATTTGATGATCACATCCCTGAATAACATAATAACCATCTGATATAACAGAATTAATCTTAGGAGTAGCAAGCCAATCAGTTTCAGTTCCATAAATAGGAGAGCCTTGGGTGGATATAGCAAAAGGATTAACAAATATTATTTTTATAGTAGCTCCAAAAGTATTCAAACTCCATAAAAATCTTGGATCTCCCTGTATTTCCAATGTAGCTGTTATTGCCCCTGCCATTGATGGTTTAGTTGCATTTTCGGCAGCAATAGCGGCTGCTCCTGCTTTTGCTTGCAATTGTGGTATGTTTTTAGGCGCTTCCTTATTAACTGTATCGTTTGATACCGCACTACTCATTGCGATTGTTTGTCCTTGGGATTTTGCTTGCTTTGTTTTATCATCTGATTTATCACTATCAAAATTACATGTTTGATTAACTTGAATTGATTTGGCGCTAACTCCACCACCAGCAACGCCACCAGATACCTTGTTAGCTTTGCCAATGAAAGAAATCGTAGGATTGAAATTTATCACAGGACTAAAATCACCACCATTGACCACATACGTTCCAGCAAATGGTGTTATCCCACATTCTGGCAATGATCCCCTTTTTTGAATACAAAAATTACTTTCCGCTTCCATCAAATACAATGTATTGTTGTTAGCACCAGTTGGAAAAAACATAGAAACGCCTTTATTATCTTTAGTAATAAAAGTATCCATGTTTTTTCTTATTGCGTCTAATGGAGTCAAATTGTATCCGGCATAAACACCTTTTCTAGTAGCATTTGGTCCACTGCCAGCACCTCTTTCAGAAGTGTAAGAAAAACTTCCATTTATGCCTTGAGGAGGCTTTATTATTGCCACTCTTGCCTTATCTGGATCTTCTAATACAAGTTTTGGAGGACATTCACCATCAATCATAATTTCAGCTGCTCTAAGAAACGGTATCTCTTTACCCGGTGCGCCTTTACGATCATTAACTGTCTGATTAGATAAAGGTCCATCGCTTGCTTTTAATTCTAAATCATATCTCCATATATTTGAATCAACACGAACATCTATCTTTGTTAGATAAAAATTCATGTATGGACCCATTTGTCTTCCGGGTAGACTTCTTGAAGGAGCATTTACATATGACTGATAAATAACTTGTTGTCCTTCAGAGTTAACAAAAATATATCCAACATTGACAGAAACAACGAATATGTCTTGTGTTCTTACTGTGTTATTTGCCCCTTGATCGCCCGGAGGTGCAGGAGCATTATCTTTTAAGCAACTATTTTTATAAACTGTGTTATAAAATCCAACAAAGTCATTGCCTGAAGTATCAATAATTTCTAATTTTGCACCAAATCCGTTTTCCATGGATAAATTGAAGCTTTTGATAAAAGCGTTTCTAGATTCTCCTCCACCTATAAAGTTACCTGTTGATACATAATAAAGTTCTTGTTGTTCACTTCTGGCAACTCGCAATTGGTCATCAGTAAAGTTTTTTACCCGATAAAATCTTGTTTCTACAAATGGAGAATACATTTGTAACATTAAACCATTTGGAACACCTGTTGGACCTGTGAAAGGTAATGGTCTTCTGAAATAACCGCATGATGAATAATTGATACCATCAATTAAAAAACTCGGCGGCACTTTGTATTTTATGTCTATTGGCATTTCAAATTATATTTACTGGCAAACGAATTGTTTTACCAGCAACAAAATCCTTTATATCATATATTCCATTAACTTCCATTATCAACCACCATGAATCAGGATATCCATAAACCTTAGTTGACACCAAATCAGGTCTATATGCGCACCCTTCAGGAATGATTGCATACTTGTCAAATTGCGATAACAAAAAATTTCTTCTTTTGTAAATTTCAAATGTCAATTTTTTATCATCTCCATAAACATAAATTTTTGAAGAATTGTATCTTGACAAAGAATTAACATAACTAGAAGCATTTGCAGTATTTGATTGATAAATCTTGTATGCCATCTCAAGCTCCTAATACTAATATTCTATCTGCTCCCGGCAAAAATCTTGAATCATAAACGACAGTAAAACTTAATTGTACATCAAATTTTGATGGTAAATATCTTGCTATGTTATATTCAGAATTCCACACTTGATCAGTTGGAAAACTAACGGAATAACTAGTAAGGACAACATTTAATTCAGCACCACCATTAGCTAACAAGTCGCCACATCTAATACTCATAACAACAGGAGGTACATATGGCACAATATTAGCCGGATCTCTTCTCGGATAAACACCAGCTTCCAAAATTCTTAAATAAGCAAAATTTCTTGCCGTGCTTTCTTCATCGTAAGAAACAAATGTACATGTCCAGCTTATGGTTCTGGCACCACCTTGATCGAATGTGAAAAACGGCTGAGTTCTACCCATTCCGTTTTCAGAATTATAATTTGCCTGTTTGCCATCTTGAATTGAAGGCAAAACAAACATGTCAATATAATAGTTTTGAGCCCTGATATAACAATCAGGAATAGGATTTAATTTACCGAAACTGTTTGTGGCTATTATTCCCATATTTTATTCCATAAATAAATATACTATATTAATTAGTAATTGATCGCTTTGATTCCGTCATTTGATGTATAATCACCACCATTTATTGCACCTAATTTAGAATCAACTTTTGTTCCACCCCTATTTTCAAATGTAAATTTAGAACTAGAAAAATCTTCCGAACTTGAACCTTTAGATTCTTTCAAATCATCTCTAATTTGTCTTAAAGTTTTAAGAATTTCTGCTGAGTTTCTTTCCTCGTAATCAAAAACTTGACCTCTATCAGATGTCGCATTTGATATTTGTGCTTGTGTTCTTGGATTTGTGGCAAACAGATTACTATCCATAGCAGAATTGCTACTATCCATTCTTGTCATCGTTCTCTGTATCAGAGGCATCATCAATTCAGAACTATTCATGTTAGGATTCATTGTTGCAAGCAAATTGGTGGTAGTTGGACCACGCATGTTAGGATCAATTGTTCCAAGCAAAGTGGTTATACCATCTGGGCTTATGGTATTTGGATTTCTCATAGAATTGTTTAAACTTCTAGAAAACTGCATTGAAGGTTGATTAGCAGTATATTCTTGCATTATTCTATTTAATTCACTTTCGTAATCAGTAGCGCCTCCAGATCTTGACGACTGAACTTCAGGAGTTAATCCCGATTCAGGAGGAGTTTCTGGTGCAGTTGCGGAAGAACCACCAAACAAATAATCCCATATTCCTGATCCAACACCACTACCAATTCCAGCACCAACTGCTGCCCTTCCAGCTACTCCTAAACCCTTTGCACCTAATCCTAAAGCCCTTGCACCTAATCCTAATGGAGAAAGATTAGCTGCTGCCATTCCTGCTCGTTCGGCAGTACCTGCTAACCAATGTGACCATGTCCCTTCTTGTGTGCCTAAACCTCCTTGCAACAATCCATAATTTGGAGCAAGGATGTCAC